TATAATGATCCTCGTTATCACGCGTTTTGTGCACCGTACGCTCGAGCTACCGCAGATGTATTCCACCGCGTGTTTAACGGTCAGGTGTGCAAGATCAACGGTTGTGATGTGAAAATTTTCTATTGTTCTGGCGTGCCAGTTGAATATATTGAGCGTGCCTTCACTGAATTAGTTGATCACCCCGGTTTCATGGCGTCAGGGGACGATTCGCTGGTGCGCCCCCATCAAAAAACAATAGAAAAGAAATATCTTTGGTTGGAAGGTGATTTCAAGGCGTTTGATCATTGCCAAGATGATGGACCAATGATTCTCGCCGCTCGCGTTTGGATGACGTCTATGTCTATCCCTAGTGAGATAATCCAATTGTTTATTGAGCAGTGTTCTCGCTCATATGCGGCTAAGATTGGATCTTTGAATATTAGAGGCAATGCTGGGGTTCAGCTGCCCACTGGAATCGCGACGACCTCTGTGCAATCTACATTGCACAACATTATGTTCTACATATATAGTCTCATGAACATACATCAAGGTATTGCTATTTCAGCCAAAGATTTGGGCTTCACCTGGAAATATGTGGTGGTTGATGATCATGCGCTTGCCACCTTTTTGAGAGGAACTTTCCATCAAAGTCGTCTCGGAAGTTGGGTGTGGCAACCTTTGCCTTCTGCTATCTTGAAGTTGGGAAAGACTATGAAACCTGTGACTTCGTTGAGTAAGTCTCCCACACCGTATCAAGACGTCGTTTTTGCTTTGTCACGCTCGTATTATGGGGTCCCGCGCCATTATCCGATCCTGGGTGATTTGTTGGTGGCATATGATCATGCCAGACCAACTGTTCAAGTCACTGAGATGACAAACATTTTGGAAAGAATTGAAGATAAAATCATGCCACATAAGGCCGACATTCCTGAAGCTTCGTTTTGGCATTTATTGGAATCTCGTTATCGGATCTTTCCTAGTGACGTGCAGTTATTGAGGCCTCTATTGAGATCTTTATCCCAATTTCCTGTGTATATTCAACATCCTGTGTTTGAGGTGTTGAATCGTGTTGATTATTGTTAAGCTCATGTCTTAGGGTAGGCAGCTACGGCTCAGGGAGTAACGCCCCTGCCCTGCCAGTTCTAGCGGGCTATCGAAAATTTTGTTTGTCGATAGGACGGTTATGGTTAAAATCCGCAACTTAAGAAAACGACGTAAGAGCAAATCCTTGCCTGTGCGTAAACTTAATGTTCGCGAACCTCTTTCGTGTACAGTGTCCAAACGTGTGCCCAAAACGAATCGTAAGAAATCCGCTGGAAAGCGTAAAATCAAATTGCATCCCCACGTTCAAACGTTTATTGATTACTGTGGGCATAAGCATTACTCACCATCTTTGTTGAGAAATGCTTCGTTGCATTCTTTTCCTCTCCATCGTCAAAGTGTTTATGGTCGATTTACTGTATCTACTAATTCGGCTGGTTTAGGTTGGATTGTTTTCAATCCTTATTACCTGTTTCAAAACCTAATCGTATTTAATAATACGACTAATACTAACCCCGTGTATTACACAGGCAGTACTTGGGCTGGAACTGGAGCGAGTACATTGCAAGATTCCGTTACAGGAGTTACTGGTGCTGCTTGTAACGATGGTGTTTTGCAAACTGGTTCGAGTACTGGCAATGCTTATGGAAAACATCGTTGTCTCGGTTTGTCTATGGTTATTCGTTACTTAGGTACGGAATTGAATCGTGGTGGCGAAGTGTTTATTGTTGAAAATGCCGAGATGGTACAATTGTTGAATGTCTTTCCGTTCAATACAATTACTGGGTGGCGAGATACTCATAAATATTTAATGGGACCACAAGCCATAACACACAATCATACTGGACGCTGTTCGCAGGAATTGGACTTCCAACTTGGACAAGTCTGGGCCAACCAGACTGATACTCCTACTGGAACTACCACCATACAAAGCATCACTGGCGAAGGGGCTACTATTACCCCTGCGTTATATAACATGTCTGGTGGAGATTCAGCTTCGCAAGGATGGAATATCGCTGTATTGTTCAATGCGGCCGGAGGTTCTCAAAATTTTGAGGTTGAAGTCCATGGCCATTATGAGGGTGAATTTAGGTTTATCAATGGCACTACTGCATACTCGCATGAATCTATAGCAAATGCCAATCCCTCGCAATTTGCCGCCATTAGCGCAGCAACTGCAGCTAAGAATCAAATGGCTGTTGGAACTACAAAGGGTTCACCACAGTTTATGGATACTCTGACTTCCGCTGCTACTGCTGCGTTTGCCCCGGTCGTTACGACCGGTTTGGAATGGTTGGCGGATGCTGCTATGTCCTTATTTCTTTAACCCGCTATTCTCTCTTTATGCTCTTCTTTCTTAGTATAGAATTGAGCCATGCCGGCTTTTGCCGGCATTTGGTTAATCCACCTCTAGAGACCCTTTAGTTTTCCTCGTTGAGGCTTCTCC